TTTTGTCGAATGCCACCTACTACTGAGTCGGCTTTACTTTCTTTTATGTCGTAGTCTAAGCTACTGCACGCACTCACAATCATGTTGACGCCGCGGTTAACACTCTCCAGTCGATTAAACGCCTGTAGGTAGCTGATTGTGGCGTTGGTGTCGACTGAGGTGCCCTCGTCACGGCTAATAATGCCCTGAGCTGGGTTCAGTTTTTCAACCAACCAGCTCCTAAAATCTTTGATGATGTTCATGGTGTTCCTCAATAAAATTCACTAAAGAGTCCAGTTACCACAGGCTTTTGTTCCCGCGGTAATAACATCTTAGCTTTTTGAGTTTCAATCCAGGAACCCTGTTTGACAGCAGTGGAAAGTGGCGGTGCTTTACCGTACACTCCGTGAAGGGCAACATGGTGAGGGTTACACAGTGTGTACACATCATCATATATTTCCTTGTGGTGGTGCTCGATAAACTCGTCACGATTGGCCAATACTGCCTCGTCTGACGAAAAATCACGGCCGGTCTTTTCAATCCAACGCTCTAACAACAGTGTTACTGAATGAGTGTGATGTAATTCCAAGTCCTCTTCACTGTTACAGATATAACAATGGTGTTTTTTATCATAGGCACTTTTTGCGCGATCACGTATCCATTTCACAGGAATACGTTTGTTTGTGTTTTTGGCCATGGTTGGTTAAAAAATTTTGGTATTACAACTCTAAATTACCGATATTATAGCACGTAGGCAAAGACCTGTCAAAACCATTTTTGGCGTGGTACAAAATTTCAGTTCCACAATTTGTACCACCAACTGCTAGACTTGTAGGCTCTGAGTGAGGCCACCTCCAGCTCCAAGTCCCTCAACCGGTCTAGTTCCCCCGGCAATACCACCCCCTCATCTCTAAGATTTTTCAATTCGGTCTGGGTTTCACTCATATACTTCAACAAGCTGCCGGTACTGTTTTCCAATACCCCACTATAGCGTCGTATCCAGAGGTCGTGTTCTGGTGGTTCAGGATACACTTTATTCAACAGGTTGACACCTCGACTTATCCAACTACGTTCCAACACGTCGAGATGATCGGGGTGGCACAATTCCAGTACCTCACAGCGCGGAATTCCCCATACTTTGTAGTGAGCTTGCAACTCGCTGGTGTGATTGCCACGACGCAGCGAGTTCAAGTGTTGCTTGTATCGGGAGGAGATATCTACGCTCTTGCCAATGTAGGTGTAACCGCTGTCGAACTTTAAGACATAAATTCCGCTTTTCATATTGTGTATGTGTACACTGCGTAGCGCAGTGCATCTGCTATGTGACTAACTTTATTGTGAACTGGCTTTTCTCGTGTAAGTGTCTCGCGATTGTCCCACTGGTACTGATCAAACATTTCCAGTGTGTGTGTACAGTGTGGGGCCACCTTGATACGTCCCTGCTCTACCAGGGTCTGTACATATGCAATGCCTTCCAACACCTGCTTTTTAGCTTTGATGGTAGAGATATCATAGCCGTACGCCAGATCACTTGCAAACTGTGCTGCGGCTGAGTCAATAAAAATGCCCGACTCTATTCCCCAGCGGTCTATAAACTTTTGAAATGCCTCAGCATGGGTGGCAGTAGTAGCCTCTGCTTTTAGGTACTCGTCCACCACATGGAAACTGTCGTCGACTGGATTATAGGCCAATACTAAGAACGCAGTAGGATCACGATATCCGGGGTCTATGCCTGCGAGATACTCCACACCATCAACGTGATTGAACTCTACCACCATGTCACTAGTAAATGAATAGATCTGACCCTCGAAAGTGTTGAATGAGGCCATGTACTCCTGCTCAAACTCGGCTTTGCTCATACTAGCGCGAGCCTCTGAAACGTCGCTCTCCAACATGCGGTCATTTTCGGTGTAGTCGGCTTGCAGACTTATCCACTGTGGGTAGAGATCGCTGTACCCACGTTCGTAGAACTTGGCAAACCAGTTGTGTTTGCCGCGTGGCGTACTAATAAAGATAGCTTTCGACCCGGGACGGTCCAGAGTCGGTCGCAGACTCACATTGAAAGCCTCTTCGCCTCCATCACCTAACGCAGCCTCGTCGAATATGATCAAGTTGTAGCTACGACCAACACTTGAATCCACAGTGGTGATACTTCCCATGCGGATGGTACTGCCATTACTTAATTCGATCACCTTGTCTTTGTGGTTGTCTTTGGTCACCTCCAAATCAAACTGCTTGATAAAGCCACGCTGCAGTTCGAAACTGATGGTGGACAGGTTATAGTTGGGGCTCATGATCAACACATTGCAGCCTGGTATCAACACCACCAGTTGGCCGATCACGTTGGCAATAAACGTCTTGCCCAGTCGTCGACTAAGAGCAGCAACTATGAACCTGTAGTCAGGTGAGTTCACAGCATTGATTAAAGCAATCTGTGGACGGTTCAAGTTGTCGAATATGGGCACACCACCCACGGTGGCCAACTTCAAGTAGTTGACTATGGGCAGCTTGATAAATCGACTATCGCCTGGATAGTCGGTAATGTTGTAACAATCTATGTCATCTCGAGAAATCTTAAGCATTGGGCTTCAACAACCTTTCTAACAACGACCCATAGTTGGAGCCAGCACCGCCGTCATTGATTTGTACGTTGACCTGGCTCTTAATATTGCTGGCTCGAACTTTTTCCAAGGCAATCTCACGGTCCAACTGTTCGATGGTCATTTTGTGGCTTAATGCCAACAGATCTGCAATGTCTTTTGAGGACCCCACTCCTGCCTCGTCCAATTCTTGAAACTTTTTGGAGATCAACATGTCCATTGCTTTGCGCATTTTGAAACGGTTGTTGAAGCCGACGTCTTTAAACACCTGATCAATGTAAGTCTTTACCTCACGGCGGGCTAGTTGGCTAGCTACCAGCTCGGTACTGACCCCCAATTCCTCACTTACCTTGGTCAAGCTCTGAGTCTGTAAATAGCAGTTGGCAATCTCCAAGCCCTCGGGATCGATGGTGAGTGTTTCGGCTGGGTGGGTTTGAGCTGGTAGCATGTGGACTCCTTAGTGGATATCGATTTTGACTGTGGTACTCTTGGGGCTGGTTTGGAGTTCGATGTACAACACCCCATCTTGTAATACTACACTTGACACGTGGATGTCCGGTTCTAGGGTCCAGGTTTTGGTCCAGGATCTGTGGGCGAGTCCACGGACCAGATAAACACGAGTGTCTTCGGCTTCCTTGGTGCCCTTGACAGTCAAGGTGGTACCGGTTAAACTCACGTCCAACTCACTACGGTCCCAGCCACTTACCGCAATTTCGATTACATAGTGGTCCTCGTCTTTGTAGAGGTTATACGGTGGGTATTGATTGGTTGCACGATTCATCATGTTCTCAAAACCAATCATGGTCTGGTAGAGGGGGTCTAGCATTGTTGTCTTCATAGTTGATCCTCTTAGATATAGCGATCGAATGGGCGGGTGCCGTAGTAACGTGCTCGGAATTCGTACAATTCCTCTGAATAGTCTACTAACGCATCCCAGATGTGTTTGATAATCTTCATAGATAACCTCGACGTTGTATGGCTTTCATACGGTTTTCCAAGTCACACAGGTCTGTGCTCTGTGACAAGTAACTGTAGATCTCCTGACAATAGTGAGGTTGGAATGATCGTGTGATCCATTCTAAAAATTTCATGTTGTTTTCCTTGTTGATGATCCCAAATTTGGCGATCGGGTCCATTATAACACGTGGGGCTTGTTGGTTCAAGTGAAAATTTGGTCTGCGTACAAAGGGTCTGTGGAAAATTTCCAAAATAGGCCGTGAGGGTGGGCGCAGCGGGGGTCGAAAATAACAGGTCTAACAACCGCCCCTAGTCTATTGTATCACGGAACCTACAGCACTGCGAATACCCTACCGACTTGTAGGGAAATAAACTTGCATGTGAATTTTTATGGTACACTGTGTTCACTGTAGACAAGGAGATCAACATGACCACTAGCGAACACATGGACGACCTGGCTCAACGATACGCTCGTGCCTTGGTGCGGTATCACATGACCAGCGACCGTGACGATTACAAAATCATGTTTGAACTGCACGAGATGCTGAACATGGTTTGCCATGAGTATGCTCAGGAACAATTGGAGGCTTGATATGGAAACGATTGCTTGGGTGGTATTGGTGGGCCTACCCGTTTGGGTTATGGTGGCATGTAATGTTATCACTGCAGTGATTCGTACTATTGGAAAGGTAAACCTAAAATGAATAACCCCTTTTACGCTGCGGTAATTACCGCGTCACGACTGGTAGCAGCCTGCCGTATGACCGTCCGGGATGCCTGCCGAACAGCAGCCCACCAGCACGGCGTGGACTACCACAAACTGTACCGGGCCTTGACGGACTGAAGCAAAGACCCCACAGATCGTGGGGCTTTGGTGCGCCGAAATTATATCACGTCATTTCGGGCCCTGTCAATACCCCACCTGGTCACAGGGGCATTATTTTGGGCTTGTGTTGGGTTGGTGTTTTCGCTTAAAATCATTACATCGCAAGGCAAACAGGAGAACCAAGATGTACTACCCCGCTGACATGACCCGTGAAGACATTGAGGCTTTTGAGCTGGACATGGTTGCAGCTGAACTGATCTGGAATGAAGACCCCATCAATTGGGAACTGCAAGAAATTGCAGAAGGGGAATGACATGGAAATCGTTGCATTGTTTGCGTTTTTGGTGGTGCCCACATTGATTGTGGGGTTAATCATGATTTTGATGGGAGAATGGTAATGGATTATCCTGACTATGACACTGAGGAACTGGCTTCCTACTTTAGTGACTACCACAAGGACGTCCATGGCGTGCGTCCTCGTTGGGTTGACCACACAGACCGTGTGGCGATCATTGAAGGGCTGGAAAGTCTGGACCGTTACATGGATTCCATGAAAACCACTCCCGAGGGTCGTGCCCAACTGAGGGCCGCTGGCTGGTGGGTGGAACAGGACTGAACAAAGACCCTACACTTTACAGGGTTTTATGATGCGTGGTAACATGCGTTATCGCATCAAGAAAGGAATTATATGAAGGTTTTTATCTTTGACCATCCGGTGCCGTTTCCACAATCAGAATATGGTGGCATGTGGGTTGTTCGTGCTGAGGGGCACTATCAGGCTGGGCATGTTGCGTGGGAATACTTTGGTGATCCTGTATTGAGGGTAGAATCATTCCAGCAGGCTGCACTTGAGGGTCAATCGTTGGAATTGGTGAACCACGGCGAGCCCATGGTTCTGGATTGTTTTCTGACTTGAACAAATAACCCCACAGATCGTGGGGTTATTTGCGCCAAAATTATATCACATAATTTTGGGCCGGGTCAAGCGGCCTGGCCAATAGTTGACCTGGAACAGGGGTTGTAAGGTTGGCGTAAGGTTGAGGGGCTACACTGTATTTATTGGATCAAGGAGTTCATCATGAACGGCAAAATCAAGTTTCATAAAGCCACTGGCCCTGCGTTTAAGACTGGTGAAGTGTGGTATGCTGCCAATGGCAGGATGGCTGAGATTGTAGACGTTGCCCGATACCTTGGTGTACTGTCCAATCACGCATCGGATTACAGCGTGATGTACAAGGATGTTCAAGATGGTACAATGCACGAAAAAGATGCGTGGAATTTTCAGGTTCGCTACACTCACCAAGCCGATAGGCTTGTGGGCTAAAACCCTACGCTTGACAGGGATTTGTGTCAGGCACTAAAATGTGTTTTCACTTTTGGAGATTTTGAAATGGCTGAAAAGAACCTGAACTATACCCCTGAGCAAACCGCACAAATGGTGCAGGACTACCAAGTGGGTGTTACCGTGGAGATTATCGCTCAAGGGCTGGGCAAGACCGTTCGTTCGGTTGTGGCCAAGCTCTCACGTGAGGGTGTTTACAAGCGTAAGGAATACACCACCAAGACGGGTGAGGCCCCGGTGGCCAAGGAATACTTGGCCGATCAAGTCGGGGCTTTGGCTGGGTTGAGTGAGGGTGAAATCGACTCACTCACCAAGGCAAACAAGACTGCACTGGCCAAGATTCTGGCCAAGCTGAGTGGTTGACAATAGGGGGAAACCCCTATTCCAAATCTGTTGTTTTTTAACAACAGATTTGCGCCAAAATTATATCATATAATTTTGGGGGCTGTCAACAACTTTTCTATACCCGACCTGGCACAGGGGTTGTAAGGTTGGTGTAAGGTAGCCTGGCGAGAATGGCAGCATGGACAAACAAGCATTGCAGGATCTGGCCCAATACCATGTTCGGGCGTGGTGGGTGAAACTGTTGAGGGAATACCCTACAATCCAAAGGGCCACTCCCCTCGTCACCCTAAACAACCGATTGAAGACCACGGCCGGCCGGGCCTTTATTGAAGATGTTCCCCAGCGTATCGACCTGTCAACCGACTTGTTCACTCAGTACACAGACCAGATGATCCACGACACCATCCCGCATGAATTGGCTCACTTGGTGGCTTATACCATACATGGCGATCCGGGGCACGGCAAGGGCTGGTATAGTGTACTGGCCAAGATGGGTATTGTGACAACCCGGCTTCATAACATGGTAAACTCTAACTATCGTGGAAAGAGGGGCTAAAATGATTGGCTGGATTGGGACCGTGGCTAGTGTGATTGGCAGTTTTGTGGTGGCCTTTCAGGTTTTTGTACTCGGTTATGCCCTATTCCTGATTGGCAGCGTCTCGTGGCTTTGGGTGGCGGTCAAAACCCGGAATTTGAGCCTTGGGGTTTTGAATGGGTTTTTCATGGCTGCAAATATCATTGGATTGTGGAGGAGTATCTAAAATGCACATTTTTGGCGGAGTAAATCATTGTGATTTTGAAGACAAAGATTATCCCGATTTTGTTGAAGGTATCCACTTTTTTGCCCGTGGTGCCACCGGCAGGGTTTGCTGGGTAATGAGTATGGGCCCGGATTGTGAGGGTTTTCAAAAGTACTTGGAAACTGCAGTTTCCGTGGAACAGCTGGAAGCCTGGGCCGAATCGGTGCCCGGTGGCTGGTTGGATTATTGAAGAAAACAATAAGGGTTAACCCTTATTGTGGCGCCAAAATTATAACACATAATTTTGGGCCCTGTCAAGGGCCTGGGCAAAGGTTGACCTGGCTGTAGGGCTGTAAGGTTGGTGTAAGGTTGGGTATTCACAATGTGGTTCTTGACACAAAGGGGCTGATATGGAATTGATCTTGAACATGATAGCCGTGTGGATCATTGGCGTGGGTCCGGTGGCTTTGATTGTGTGGCATTTGACAGGAGACTGAAAAATGGCTGGTTTTGATTTAGTCGACGAAATGATGTGGGAAGACTTGACCGAGTTTTTGACGCTGGAAGAGGCTGGATTGGAGAATTCCGATCTGGACAATATGGGCGGTGCCCTGCGTGAATACTTCAAAGATGAAGGGGGTTTCATATGAACGAATATCAAGACTGGGTTTTTATGATGGAAGCCGTAACTGGTTTTCAGATATTGGATTTGGAAATGGATCATCCCGACTGCTGGTATTGCGAGCCGGGTTATTATCCTTCACTGTTGGGCTGTTTGTCGGAGTAATTATGACACAATATATCTTCTGGGTTGACACTGCCTATATTGGCTGGATTCACATTACTATTGGGGCATTTTCCAAAGAATCTGCCATGAAAATTGCCCAGGATTATCAAGACCGAGGCGAGTTCCGGTCTTGGGAATATCGGGGTATCTTGAGCATATTTGATTATAACAACACTTGAGATAACCAATAAGGGTTTACCCTTATATAGGCGCCAAAATTATAACAGATAATTTTGGGCCCTGTCAAGGGCCTGGCACAAAGCCCCTACGGTCCGTAGGGGCTTTGTGGCGCCAAAATTATACTCTACCCTGGCTCACCTGTCAATAGGGGTTTGCCCTAGTAGGACATAAGACCCCTCGCTGGACATGGGTTTGACTCCTGTATCATAATCACTCCATCGCAACAGACAACCACTAGGTGTACAAAATGGCAAAGATCAAGAAAGTTAGTATCTACGATATGGACGGTACCATTGTAAACTCACTGCATCGGTATCGTACCATTATCGACGAAAACGGCGAGCGTATTGATCTGCAATACTGGCGAGAAAATGAGTATCGTGCTGGCGATGATACCCTGTTGCCCCTTGCAGAGCAATATAAGGCTGATTTGGCTGACGAAAACACATTCGTCATTATCGCCACTGCCCGTGTTATGCACGAGCCTGATTATCAATTTGTCCGTGAAGTATTGGGCGAGCCTGATTATCTTATCTCTCGCCCCGAGGGTAGCACAGTATCTGGCAAAACTCTCAAAATTTCCGGTCTTGCCAAGTTTTTTAATCTGGTCAATTTCCGGGATGCTGAATTTACATTCTATGAAGACAATATCGAATATCTGAAAGCGGTTTGTGACCGTTTCAATATCCGCGGTGTATATGTTCCCTCTAAACAAGGTCATTAACAGATAACCCCGAAAGGGGTTATCTTTGGAGAATATCATGGAAACCATCGGGTGGATTGGTGCGGTATTGTTTGCAATATGTGGATTGCCCCAGGCCATACAATGTGCCAAAGACGGACATTCTCGGGGATTGAATTGGTTTTTCTTGGCCGCATGGTTAGGTGGTGAGATTCTCACGATAATCTATATCTGGCCAAAACAGGATTATCCCCTGTTATTCAATTACTTATTGAATCTGGTATTCTTGGGGGTTATGATCCGATATAAAATCTGGGAACGTAAATAATACTATATAAGGGTTTACCCTTATATAGGCGCCAAAATTATAGCATATAATTTTGGGGGCTGTCAAGCCCCGGCCACAAAGCCCCTACGGTCTGTAGGGGCTTTGGTGCGCCAAAATTATATCTCACCCACAAAAACCCGTCAATAGGGGTTTACCCTATGTTGCGATTCCACCACACGGCCTGGCAGAAGACCACACTGCAACTAGGGGCTTTACAATGTGGTCAATCCCTGATACACTCGACTGGTGTCGCAAGACATGGGCGAGATTCCGACCCCTTCGGTAATCAATTGGAGTTAATATAATGGGCAAAAAGCAATACTTCGCAATTCTGGATACTGAAACCACTGTGGCTGATACGGTGGCTGATATTGGTATTGTAATTGTGGATCGTAAGGGAGTTATACATAATCAAATGGCTGTATTGGTTAATGGCCATTATGGTACGCATGAATTGTTCCATGACAAGAATGCGTCCGATATCTGGGGTTATGCTGGTTTGAATCGTCGCAAGATGGCATATTCGGGTATGCTGGAATCTGGTACCCGTATGATTGCTGGGGTATCTGCAATTAACTCTTGGATTCAAAAGTGTATTACAGTTTATAACCCGGTATTGACCGCATATAATCTGGCTTTTGACGTGAGTAAGTGCAACAATACTGGTATCAACCTTAATGGTTTTGATTCTCGGTTTTGTTTGTGGCAGGCTGCCGTGGGCAATATCTGCAATACTGCAAAGTATAAGCAATTTGTTCTGGATAATCATTGCTTCAATAAGCCTACCGATAAGGGTAACATGACATTCCAAACTAATGCAGAAGTAGTTTGTGGTTATATTACTGGGACTTTGATCGTTGAACCCCATACTGCTATTGAGGATGCTATTAACTTTGAATTGCCTATTCTCACCCATATTCTCAAAAAACGTAATTGGCGTGATAATGTGGTCCCTTACGATTGGAATAAGTTTCAAGTCCGAAACCATTTTAAGGTGTAATTAAAATGAATGCTGACATTCTGCTGTTAATCAAAGCCTGCGAAGCGGGTTTGAGTATCAACAAACCCGTCAAAATCATTATCAAAACCAAAGTGAAAGGAGAGGTTTCTAAACTCGCTGGATATTGTGACAGTTATATTCGCAAGAATAAGATTGTAGGTCACAAAGTAGTTATCCATCTGGATACTGTGGTGAGTAGTGGTTATAGTATTCACGATGTTATTGCCCATGAATTAATCCATGCTGCAACACTTGAGCATGGGTTATTTAATGAAAACTACCATCATGACAATACTTTTCAGAGTTTGGCAATTCACTTGACCGAATATCTCAATAATATGGGGTTTCAAATAGGGACACTATATGATCCGGCAATAGATACTGATTGATAATATAATGGGGGCATATTGCCCCCATTATATTATCCAGGATGTTAGTGAGCACTCACTAACTTGGGGCGCCAAAATTATAGCATATAATTTTGGGGGCTGTCAAGCCCCGGCCACCAAAGCCCCTACAGTTTGTAGGGGCTTTGGTGCGCCAAAATTTTATCATAAAATTTTGGGGGCTGTCAACACCTGGCCAAAATACCCGACCTGGGCTCAGGGTCTTTGTGTCTGTAAGGTTCGTGTAAGGTGGCCTGGCTACACTGTCTTCATCGGTTCAGGAACTAAGCAGAAGGAGCAAAAACCCCACACTTGACAGGGTTTCTCACTTACCCTAAAATAGTGAAACGGATCGGGGAATGCCGGGTATCAATCAGAGTTTCCCCATGCAAGTGTTTTTTAACTTTCGGAGAATTGAGAATGGCTGAAAAAGTTGTCAACTATACCCCTGAGCAAACTGCCAAGATGGTAGCAGATTACGCTCAAGGCGTCACCGTGGAATCTATCGCAGAATCCATGGGCAAGACCGTTCGTTCGGTTGTGGCAAAACTGTCCCGTGAGGGTGTTTATAAGAAGAAGGAGTATGTGAGCAAAACTGGCGAAAAGCCGGTGAAAAAGGATGCTCACGCTGATGCAATCGGCGCTATCCTCCAACTGAGTGAGGGTGAGATCGACAGTCTCACCAAGGCAAACAAGTCTGCCTTGAAGACTATTTTTGAGGCACTGGCAAACAGCCGGCCTGTTTGAAGTATTAGGGGGAGTGAGTCTGCCCGGCACAAGGGCCGGGCCTATTCTTAAACAACCGAAGCGTGCCCCTATTTCTTGAATCTGGATTGTCAGGGATTGTTGAACAGTAGGCCAACAGTAGTTTCGACGAATACGGCCGGAAACGTAATCCCTGACAATCCACCCCATTTTGTTTTCATTTGAAAGGAACTATCATGTTTGCAGTTTTCGCTGAGGATTTTTCGGGTTTTGAGTTTTTCTCTCGGGGTTTGTCTCCACAAATGGCATGGGAGAATATGTTGACCGATTTTGCCATTGAAGAAGAAGATATTGACGTGGATACTGTCCGATTCTTTGTGGAAACTGATATTGTCAGGGAAACCAAAATCACTTGGCAAATTCCAGATACTGACGACGAATAATAAAAAAGGGGCATATTGCCCCTTTTATTTTACCCCTATAACCCTATTCCCGACCAGGTTATAGGGTTATTTGCGCCAAAATTATATCACTAATTTTGGGGGGCTGTCAACATTTTTCGATTACCCCTACAAACCATGTGTGGTAAAGAAACAACTTGACACCGGCCGTGCGCACGTGATAAAATTGTGGTGGCTTGCCCAACATAAGTCAACTCTTATATAAGCGACGGCTTATATAAGGATCCGCTTATGTAGACGTAAGTGAGCACTCACTGGGGCGGTAGATGTAAGTGAGCACTCACTGGGGCTGCTGCACTGCAACATAAGTGGGTTCTTATATAACCATCGACTTATTTGCGCAGGTGGTACCACCTGCGCCAGTGCAAAACCTTGAATTTTTCAAGTCCAGTGGAACCTGCGCCAGTGCAAAACCTCTAATTTTTTCAAGTCCAGTGGAACCTGCGCCAGTGCAAAACCTCAAAATTTTTTAGATTCTGCGCCAGTGCAAAAATGGGTCAAGTCCAAAAAATTGGTGGTCAGTCTGCGCCAACATTATAATCCACACAACCCCCAACAGTCAAGACAGAAATAGTGGACCACCCCGGATTGATGCCTTCGCATCAACCAATGCAAAAAGCCCCTAATTCGTGTGAATTAGGGGCTTTTGTGGGAAGATTGGACTTGTTTTGGGTTGATTGCCGCGAAGGCGGCGAGTTGTGGGATAACTTGAGAAAATTGGACTTGTTGGCTAATTGGGCTGATTTTTTTGATGTGCCACCGCTTCCAATGCACGGATTATCAACACCAACACGCCTTTATTGCACTTTTCCAAGCTCTCCAGCCGATCTACTTCAACCTCCAACAATTCTGCCACTTGCTCAATGTAGACCTCCTTCTTGACGGGGGTCTCACCACGCTTGTTGAGGTAACGAGCCTTCTGGTAGACCCCAAGGCTGCTCAGCTTTGCGATCACACTGCGAGTGGGTACACCTAAGCTGGCTGCTATAATTTCAACTGAGGTCCCCTCACGGTATTGGGCTACAACCTGGTCTGCGATCTCTTTGGTGTACTTCATACCATGTCCCACATTGAGGTTGTGGTTGGTGAGACCGGAAGCTCTAATACATCGCCCTCTACTAGAGGGGTAGGTTGACGGTCCAAGTCCATATGGCTGCCGATGGTGTAGCGAGTGCGAAGTGTGGGATGAAAACACCACAACTGACACAGGTTTAACTTCATTAACCTGGGCAGGGCTTTGAATGCTGGGTCAGTCACTCCATAGACTTGAGTCATGCTAGTAGGCTTGCGAACGGTGCCCTGAGTCTTGCCAGTCTTCACAGTCAGACTGCCCTCACGAAAGTCCAATAGTTCGGCATCAGTCCAGCCTTGAACCAACCCAAAGTGGTTGCTCCAAGCCAATATATCTTCGTCTACTAGGAAACTCCTGAGGGGATCATTCCAATCCCAGGCACCGTAGGGTACTTCACGATACTCCTTGAAGGCGCTCAGTACTAGGGGTACACCTGCTGAATATCTAATCCACTCCTTGGCAGTCTGCTTAGCCCCTGACCCTAGAACTGAACCACGTGGGCTAAGACACAACCACTTCAACAGGTTGGTAATACCCCGTTTGCTAATAGTCTCTCCATCCAACACCAACTCGAGTCGATCACTGGCCACACCCCATGCAGAGATAGTACTCTTGAAACTGACCCGGCCATTGACGTCTTTGACTAGAGGCCAGCTACTGCCGATACCTGCTATCACTTGAGGAAGAACCCAAAACTGGTTACCGTCGACAACTTGATCAGTCTCCCAGTTGATATACCGTATATTTTTCTTAGTCATTTGCTCTCTTTAGATGTGAAAAAACCGGAGAGAAACCCCAGTATTTAAGATTAAAAATTTTTAGTTAACTTTTAAAAAACAAACAATTAGCCTCGCTTCAGCATTGCTATTGACCCTCATAATTGCAAGTAGTTACTAAAACGGAAAAACTAGGAAAAACATCGAAAACTATCAGCGTGTTCCGGCGGGGCTCCACGTCAAGATGTTTTCAAGTTTTTCGTAGTTTTTTGTTTTAGTACTACTCAATTGGTCTCTTTATGTATTCCATAAGTTATAACAGATTATAGCACAACTTTTTTGAAAATACAAGTGTAAATTTTGCTAGGAGGTTACTAGGCGATGTTTATTTGTTGGACTTCGTCACGTTCCACCTGGATGATTCTGTCTGTACGAAGGGGACACTGGATTATCAAGCTGCCGTTTGGTAGGGTTGTGTGGATTGAAAACTCCCAGTCCACCATGTTGTCAAAGTGGTGGGTGTAGCTTCGTCTGCTGTAGAACTTCTCATTCAACTTGTAGTGGACTGTATTCATCTGTGTCAACTCCGTAGTAACCACGTGGGTGGCAGTGGACTTGAGTGCTGCCTACGCAATAGTGGAAGGGGTGGTGGGTGTGACCGTGTACCCAGGTCTTGATGTTGGGGTGGTCTAGAATGAACTCTTCTAGACTGGTGTAGTAGCAGTGGTTGATGGGGTCGCCTTGGTACCGAGGGTGCACGCTGCCTTGGCTAGGGGCGTGGTGTGTGATAACAAAGTGGGGGACACCGGACTGTAGGCTGGACTTTAGAGACTGTAGGCTGGTTTTGTGTGAGTTTACAGTGTCTTGTGGTTGGAAGCGGCTGGTCCAGTAGCTGTGGCCAGTGGGTTGGACTACACGGTGGGTGTGTTTGATGTGGACGTAGTCGTTCATGGCTCCCTGGGCCAGGTTCATGGTCACTGGGTTAGACCTGTTCATATCAGTCCACAGCGTGGCTCCCCAGAATCGGATACCACCAATGTCTACGTATTCGTTTTCCAGGATGATGACATTGTCAGACATGTGGCCCTGAATGAGGTCCCGGGTCTTGGAGTACTCAACACCATAGTGTTCGTGATTGCCAAACACGTACAATACAGTGTGGTACTTGGTCAATTCTTCGTCCACGAATCGGTCGTAGATTGAGGCGTAGGGGCTGCCCCTCTTCCAGTGACTGGCCTCAAAGACGTCACCTGCCATGATTAAAAGGTCACCGCCGGGCAGGTGTAAGTCGCCCCAGCAAAGGTGTAGGTCACTCACCAATTGGATGTTCATAGTTCTTTCCCTTTCATTTCTCTAGTCCAAAGTGCTTACGTGCCACAAAAGCAACATGCCAGCCCTTCATAGGACTGTCTGCTGGACCGTTCCAGGAACAGTTTTCTGGCAGCAACTTTTCATATTCCCTGACAATCAACTCGGCGAGATGTTCCATTTGTTCTCTAGAATACATTTCTCTGTCGGGATACGGAAATGTCCACGGCCTGGGAATTAGTTCTTTGATTCGTTCGTTCATTTTATTCAACTCCAAAGTGTTTTAGTACATCTATACCTTGGGCGAAGATGGAACAATCATTACGTCCATAAACTGGTTCAGCGTCTTCATACACCTTATCAACAGCACGGGCACATTCCCGGATCAAGAGCTCGGCGAACTGTACCAGTTCTTGACTTGAAAAGAAGTAAGCATACACCTTTGGATCGCCTTCGATCAGGTCATCTTCGCGTGGCAAAACCTGGTTGGCAATTTCAAATATTCGGTTGTTCATGGTTGGTCTTTCATTGTTTGATAAAACATTATAACCCAAACAAAAAGGGCACACAAGCCAATATTTTTTGACCTGTGTGCCCCTACCCTATGCATGCTCCCAGTTTTCTGGTTCGGGTTCTGGACTCTTCTGTTCACCTGTACGACCACGATCTGTGGGGTAAATGTCTGTGAACGGTGCCTCCTTGTTCAATACGAACTGATCACCAAAGTGTTTCATCAACACCCACATGTACTGTTCGTACAGTTCGCCCGCACGGTAGTCCACCTTCAACTTCTGGTCAGGAAAGCGAAACATCAGTTCGCGGTTTTGTTCGTTGACCATAAAGGCCCCACGACGGGTCAGTTTTGCCAACACCACTTGATTTACGTTAATCATTTTTAAAAGTCATCCAAATTGAACCCACCATACCCAACGCTGTACCGAACAGGCCATCATTGGACATACATTACAGGTTTTTGAACAAAACCCTTGTGACGTTTATACCGCTTGATGTGTTCCACAGCCTTTTCAATTGATGAGTGGGTGTTGGTGTATCCACACTGAATCCAAAACGGCCACCACCAGTACCTGATTTGGGCCTCATAACCAAGGTAACGATCTGTTACCACTCTGTAGCGGGTCTTAAACATGGTCAAACACCTCCAGTCTGTAATCCACAGCTTTCCGATTGGTGCCGTCAAAGATGTTCTGCATATAACCACTCATCCTTTCACGGTTCTTGTAGAGGTAGTAGACAGTGCCACTGTGTTGTGGAACTTCCAGGTAGTCACCCCGATCGATTATTTCCTTGTTACCACTGCTCATCTTCCAGTAGTCACCACCCAAGTAGCCACCATACCAGCTGCAAAGCACACGATTGTGGCTAGGAATGGTGTTATCGTGTGGTACTATCTTCACAAATTTCCAGCAGTCTGGTACTTCTGTCATTCCGTCCATGTCATTCCTCTTGGTCTTGGTCCAGATCAAACCACTCACAGATTGAATTCAATACTTGGTCTGTGACAGCACTCACCACTTGGTCACGGGTGGGTGTGTCGGTGTGCTTGTAGGCACGGTTCAAGCCGTAAGTGACGCCTTCTTCTACAGCCATACACAATACTTGATAGGTTTTAGGTTTCATGAATAATCTCCCCCCATGGCAAAGCCCATGATGTAACGTTCAACTGCTAGTGGATCTTGAGTCCAGACTTGATAGGGTGTGTCACCCTCCCAGAACTTGTTGGGTGTGTGCCACCAACGGCTCACCAAGTCTTCCGACCCTAGCATCCTGTAAAGTACGTCGTTCAATTCGTGTTTTTTCATTTTACCTCCGGGTGGACCACACCATAAAATTCTTCCAATCGGTTGAGTGCATGGGTTAAACCAGCACGAAATCCCACATCCCAGTTGTCGTGGCAACGCAGGGTTGTCAACTCCAGCTCTAGGCGATCTGCAAACTCCCGAACAATCAGGTCAGCCAACACCTGAGCACGCCCTGCCAGTTCAGGTGCTGCATAACCGGCCTGCTCCATCAATTCACGAACTCTTGGGTTGATCATTATAGATCCTTTCCAGGTTGATAAAAACGTCCAGTGCAGTCTCACCCATCATGGCTTGAGCTGCCACCACAGTGATGATGTCCTTGTAGATCAGACGGGCAAACTTTTCTGCACTGACATCACCTTGCCAGTACACAGTGCTGGGATTGCCGTCTAGAGCCGGGTCGCCGTCGTGGGTTCGAACACTGTGACTACGTTGATACAGTTCGAGAAAATGTGCGTTCATCATTCAACTCCAGTCATTGTTTGTGGGGGGTTGTGGCTTTTTTACAGGTCGGCCAGGTTTCTTGGGCATAACCCCAAACAGGGCGTTGAAGACGGTGGCCAACAACCACAACCACACGGGCAACAACACAAATATGATTGTAAAGATCGTTTCCAACACTATCCCCTTTGTTTGAATTATTATAACCTAAAAGACAAAGGGCACACAACATCAAAATTATTGAAGTTGTGTGCCCCACGTTAATTCCACCCAAAATCATTCAACCGGTCTCTGAGCGTTGCGATCTCCAGTGCAGCCTCCTCTAGCAGATCAGCTATGTGGTCAGGCTTGTTTTCAACAACACTGCGGCGGTCTGGGATTTGGCGACGAATTTCTGCTCGCTTCATCAGCCTGTAAACAATGTCATCATTTTCTACCATTAATGGGGCTCCAGTTTCGCATTCGCTTATAGTACTCGTCCAAGACCTGCTTTTCAGGCTTATCACGAATCAGGCCACGAGTGTGGCTGTTAGCCGTTCGTTTTAGATCGTGGTACGCTGTAGGAAAACTCATTTTATTCATCTTGCTTCCACGCCCAGTTCACTACAATCCAGTCTTCTAAACAGTCTTGGAAGGAGTAGTTCTCGTCTACATAACCTCTTCCAAACTTTGAGCACATCTTGTGGTACCAGTGGTTCCAGTAGTGGTCTATGATTTCTTCAACACTCCAGCAGGTAGGATGTTGGTCGTCACACCCATTCCAGAAACAGTAGTGTTCAGTTGTATTCATTGAAGTTTCTGCGACGAGCCTTTTTCTGTTCATGTTGCTCACTCTTTTGCCGGCGGCTGTCAATGCGGCTGGGCTTGACTTCTGTGGCCACCTCGTTGAAGTAATCGGGGTCATGAATTACCTTGTCCAGGACCTGTTGTTCGATTACTTTGTTGAATTTGTTCTTGTTCATGACGTTACTTGTAAAAAACGTGATTGCCAATGGTTGCTATATGTTTGCGCTTCCAGCTTGGTTTGACTGTCTTGTTGTGAAAGTACAGGGCTTGGAAGTCCATCATGGAATGGGTACCCATTAGGGCAACCCGGGCTACTTGAACGCTTTGGTGATCTGCTCTCCATGCACGGTCCCAGCCCTGTGTCCAACTAAACTGGCTTTTCTGAAACACCACGCTGCAAATGTCGTTGGGAAATTGTGAGCTCTTCACCCGGTTGATGACCGTTTGAGCTACTGCTAGTTGGCCACGGTGAGGCTCGCCACGAGCCTCACGGTAGACCACTTCTGCTAGGCAACGCACTCGCTGGTCATAACTGGTGGCCTTGCTGTGTGCTGGGTTGACCGAGGCCCACAGTGCTACCAGACACAGGGCCGTGGTAATGGTCCGCCAAATACTGTTATACAGTCTGCACTCCTGGCATACTTTGTCTGAGTTCATTGAGTTTCCCTTCCAGCCGCTTGATGCGATTGTAGTTGTAATCGCAGTTTGCTTCGGCCCAGTCCATTGCGGTTTCTGACCGCATCAAAGCCAGCCGGGACTCCTCCAACTCCTGAAGAATGGCTTCCTCATAGGTGGTTTCACGAAGTACATGTCGCTTAAAAAATTTCACTTCAGTCCCCTCTTGATTTCGTAGTGGTGATCGCACAGTGTGTGTATCCAGCTCAAATCCAATCTGCGGTGTCCAGGTTCACCACAAGTTTCGCATACCTTGTAGCTACGACTTTCATAGCGGTCAATGATATTGTATACCGCTTCACTAGCCCGGTCTACATAAAACCTCATTCCACCAAACTTCTCCTTGACTTGTTCAGCTGTAGGAACTCGGTCGCCTGTGGTTTCACAGTGTGTCATGATCTCACTGCACAGGTCATAGATGATCTGATACCAGCCGTCACCGCACTCAAAGCCCCAGTATTGCTGGTCGGCTTTGTCTTGGTGGTTGGTTCCGGGTGTGCGGATAAAGATTTGAGGAAAGGTCTGGGTTAGGTGATAGTCAAGATTTTGAATCATAGCGATTGTGGACAATGCCACCCTTAGAGTTAATGCCTACTAGATCACTGTGGTTAAAGACCGGAACATAGTTTGACTTGTGCATGGGCACAATGGTGTGGCGTATTGTACGGGCCAGTGCCTCGCCGCAGGCCAAACAGGTTTTGAAACCAATGGCCCAGCGGTTGGGGTTGACGTCATCTGAACAGTTGATGCAGTAGTGTGTCATAGTGTAACTATTATAGTTCATTTGGGAACTTCAATCAACTGTATATTTTTGAGCCAAGCCAAAGCTTTCTAAAATTAGTAATCTGCTGTTGGTGTTGTCAGCTAGGTTTGCACAGGTTTTAACAGTCAACCTGACCAGTTCTACAACCTGGTCATCATAGTCACAGCTCCAGTCGATGGCCTGAAGTTCAGGAGCCCAGGTCTCACCCTCCCAGAATTGGAAGTCTGCTTGACGAGCCAGTTCCATGGCCCTTTGATACAACTTAGTCTTATCCATTAATAGCCGCATCCGTACTGTTGTTTATACTGTTGAAATAATTGGTGTTGGAAGTCCACCAAGTCATCTACAGGAACACTAGAAATATTGTCCAGTTGGTTGACCAAACAAAAAGCTTCTTTGACACCCAGGTTGTCTACTGCAAATTTGAGGTTTTCCAGTTGAGTTTTGTCAAAGTTCCAAGTCATTGTACACCTCCACGAATGTTGTGTAACTCAAGCTGCAATACTTTAATTGATTGATCCATCTGTTTGATTATACTAGCCGCTCGGAGCATAACTGCATTGGGTGGCCTGTACTCTACAGTCTCTGAGCCGTCTTCTTGCACTTTAAAGATTTTTTGCGGGCCAGTGAGTTCTTCTAGAATATTCATGGTATTTCTCCGTTAGAGAACACTATTATAAACCAAAAGCAGGTGGTGATCAAGCCAAAAATTTCGTGGCTGCAGCGCCAACGTGCCTTGCGTTCAAATCCAAAAATATTTTCTTGAAGACTTAAAGTCACTGTGCCATAATAGATTTATTCGATGGAAAGGGTAGCCACCGGCTTCTACCGATACCAACGGCTACTGAAATTGTGTTGTCGTTGGTGTCTAAAAAGGTCGGGGCTGTCGCAGTACATCAAAGATTTTGAGTTTGAAGTGTGGTCTGTTTTGAGAGACAATAGATTTATCAATTAACAAAGGAGAAAGAAATGTCTGAGGTCAAGAATGTGAACTATACCCCTGATCAAGTGGTGACGATGATCACCATGTATGGCGAAGGTGTTGGCGTAGAGCAGATCGCGCAAGCAGTTGGCAAGACTGTTCGCAGTGTGGTTGCCAAGCTGAGCCGTGAGGGCGTGTACGTGGCCAAGACCAAGACTGCCTCCAGCCGCCTGACCAAGGAGGACCTGGTGGCTCGTATCGAGGCGGGCATGGGCTTTGAGGCCGGTGTGTTGGACAGCCTGACCAAGTGCAGCCGCGACCAACTGGTGTTGATCGCAGCCCGGTTCTGAGGTCAAGGCAACAGAAATTTTGATTTGAAGTCTGTTGCCTTTTGTGTCATAATAATGTTTCTGTTGATGAGGAGACCCTTGGCGATCCTTGTGCGACAAAAATATCGGTAGTGGTAAGCCCCAACAGTCAGAGGCACTATCCATGTGGCAATAGAGCTGATTTTCTCTGAATATCAGCGCGAGTAACTCTCTGAGCTAGACGTGGAAAGGGCTGTATGTGAGTGGCAGCCATGAAAGCTAGATACAGATAGGAGTCGTTACCTATCCAAGGTCTGTTTCGATTCCCTGTTGTACAGGGTTGATAATTGTTGTCTTGAAAAGCGATTGTCAACCCTGTATAATAGAGTTTGTTGGGTGATATAGGGCACTGTCTTGTACAGTGATAGCATCTTGATGGCAAAGGAATTTCCTTAGTTGCCGCCCACTTTTTAGGGTATGTCAACCGCCTCAGCGTTGACCGCAGGTATGCGTCAAATATCCGCTAGTGCCTAGCCAGCACGGTGTTATCCCAACATACCGGGCTGATGCGGTACCTGGCGCTGGTACACTGGAACACGTAACCAGTACTTTGGCTCTATCGTCTAACGGTTAGGACGCTGCCCTTTCAAGGCGGAAACGAGGGGTTCGATTCCCCCTAGGGCTACCATATTGAAACACATTAGACGGGTGTTGTGCTGCAGGCCGCGGGCCGGGCCGGCATTCGGTGCTCCTGGCAGACTGCGAATATCCACTATGCCAGTAGTGGAACATATTTAGTGTGTTTCAATATGGTATAAAAATTTACACTTGAACTACAATCCCGTTTGTACTATAATAATATCATGAGTTGAGAAAAGGGTGTCAGCGGTTGCCGAGGCCACGCCCGCCACCGGCAATGCGACTTAATTGACAGGAAATCCGAGTGTCAGCCCTCTACAAACCTTTTAGAATTTGGAGAAGGTCTTAATGCCTAAGATTGAGAGCTTCTAAACGCAAGCAATTCCATAGCCCATTGACAGACAAGGTCCCGAAGATGTGAGTAGGCAAACTCAATAATTCGTAGCGAACCGTAATGAATAGATGGTAGGGAACCAAGCAAAGTAGAACTCTGTTTCTCCAAATCCTAAAATGTTTAATTCGTAGATTGTACTGTTGAGGTTTCGGCAGACAGGTTAACTCCCTAAGCCTTCGATGGTCAGGCCCACGTCTCGTGGTTAATACACAATACCAGACCAGCTTCTTTCAGGCTACGGTAAACGCTTTCGTCCACGGTGAGGTGACGTTAAACTCGCGGACAAAGAAGTCTGTAAAATACAGCTATCTTCTAACTCAGTGCCACAAACACTGAACAACAAGAGCAGGAATCTACTCCTGTAATGTGGGTCTGGAATCCCACTAGCGATCAACTAATGAGAGGCGACTCTGTTAGATTGATTAATAATTCGCCAAGGTATGAGGATTGGAAATCAGATACCGGGTCACTTTTGCAGCTACGACCATAATGAAACTGCACTGTCGAAAACATAGCAGCCTCTGGTGCAGATCGAGGGGCGGGGGCGGAATGTCCCGGACAGATCAAATCTAGTTGGTACACCAAAACCGCAATACCGAGAGTTTTACGACACTCCTCTTGCGTACCAAAACCAGTGGGATTGTGGGGTCCTAATAGCCCAGACGTGATAGATTGAAGTTGCCGTAAACTAACTTTCCCCGGAGTCAACCGGGTCACAAAACACTTAAATCCGTACAGCTAGCGTAAACTAGAACACTGTAGTGGGGAGGATGGAAAATCCCCGATGCCTGGCCAACAAGCCGAATACGTACTCGTAGAATACGCCCGACTAAAAACTGTGGCTGTCTGAATTTCTACAGGCAACAAAAACTCGATCGGTTCAAAAGCCACCCTGCTGTTAAAGGCACGGTGGCTTTTGTTTTATCTAAATTTAATCTATGAGCAAAAGAATTTTTGATTTGCGCGGGTCCAGGTATAGTGCTATAATACGAAATAGCGAGGATACCACCATGAACAACGACAACCAGTACGTTAAAGACCTTGAAAACTTGTGCAGCAAGTTGCTGCCAGTATACCACAAATACTACAAACTGGTTGGTGGCGCCAAACCTGTATTGGAAATGCCAGTAGTGGATAAACTATCTCGCAAAGAGCCGGCCCTCTTTAAACCTTGGCCGCTGGATAATTAACGGGGTTTTGACGTTTACCCTGCACGAGCGAAAGCCATGAAAAAACTAAACTGTCCATAAGCTGTATCTCATGATGGCAGAACTATACAAACTGCTTGAAACCAGTGCAGTAGCTCTACCCAACAGTACGGATCTGTATGCCAAGTGCTGTTTTGAATAACGTGAAGTTATTACCGAGCCAGAGGGTAAGATCTGCAACACAGATGGCCATCTGTGTGCCCGGTGCGATCCCGGGCCTCCAACTATCAACCTAACTCAACCATCTATGAATTCTCGATCAGACCTACAACAGTTCTGGAAAGACTTTGACCATCCATTTCCAACCCCTGGTGATGACAACATCACAGTCACAGTACAGGACAGTCCGCCTGTTAACATCACAGTCACAGTACAGGACAGTCCGCCTGTTTTATCTAAGGTTACTGTGGACCCAACTCCAGACCCTAAAATTGAATCCACTGCAGTTAAATATGACAGTGGTAAAACGGACTGGAGTTTGATGCCGTTTGAGGCGGTAGAAGAAATCAACAAGGTATTAGAGTTTGGTGCTCGTAAGTATGCAGCCCACAACTGGACTCAGGGAGACGGGTTTCGTTATACCCGGGTGCTGAGTTCCTTATTCCGCCATCTATTCGCATGGAGTCGTGGTGAGGACTTGGATCCTGAAAGTGGACTGAGCCACCTAGCCCACGCTGGCTGCAATGTAATTTTCCTGATTTACTACAGCAAGTACAAGGACCGATACAACAATGATGACCGTTTTAAAAGATGAATGAACTAGAGAAGTCCCTGTACCGTAAAAAGAAGAGTTTATTGGAAGCGTGTTTGGAGTTCAACATCCCAGTAGAAGAAGCAGACATTCCCACCATTGAAACTTGCAGCAACTGTAGTATCTGGTTTCGTAGTACAGAATTGATCCCAGACTTGGACGGCAACCCAATCTGCAAAGTATGTAATAGATTTTATGGAATGTAAAACAGTATTATCATTGTTTGACTTTAGCGGCCGATGGAGTAGTCCCTACCGTGAAAGCGGCTACGAAGTCTACCAAGTAGACGTCAAACTTGGTGTCAACATACTGGACCTAACACCAGACGACATTCCGGCCTCAGAGATAGGAATCATACTCGCAGCTCCACCCTGTACTGACTTTGCCTCAAGCGGTGCTCAGTACTGGAAGACCAAAGACAATGATGGTCGCACTGAGGCTAGCATGGACCTGGTGTCCAAGACCCTAGAACTGGTCCAACACTACAAGCCCAGAACCTGGGCAATTGAAAACCCTGTGGGCCGGTTGAACAAACTGTTCCCAGAACTGGGAACACCGTGGTATTTCAATCCCTGCGAGTTTGCTGGCTATTTATCCGATCCATCTACTGAGGCCTACAACAAGCGTACTGGACTGTGGGGAACCTTTAACATCCCGGTCAAAAAGCCAGTTGACCCATCATTGGGCAATAGTCCCATCATGAAGCTGGGCGGCAAGAGTGAAAAAACAAAAGAACTACGAAGTATGACACCATTGGGCTTTAGCAAAGCCTTTTACCTTGTAAATCCCTGACTTGATTGTTATAGTCATTTGATATAAAATAGTGTTTTAATCAACTACAACTATGTTTAATCAACAAATCAACAGAGTGGGCTTTGCGTGTAAGTTCGAAGAACTAAGTGTCCCCAACATCAAGACCACCACAATTACGTGGTTGAATTCAGCCCCACGTCAAAAAGCTGTCGAAAAGTTGACAGACCTGATGAAGCACAATGTGGTGGCTTTAATGAGTCAGGTAAACCATGTGGGAGCCCTGTCACACGGTCGGCGTATGCTGCGTATAAGCAGCGATGTGTTACCAGCCTATACTCACGACGACTGGAGCTGGTTCTACTGGGAACACGACACCGTCAACTTTCTAGAACGTGAATTGATGAAGGTAGGCAACCGTGCTCGAGAATTAGACGTGCGTTTGAGTTTTCACCCCGGCCAGTTTTGTGTGTTGGGATCTGAGAATCCACAAGTTGTGGAGAATAGTATCCAAGAATTTGAGTATCACGTAGACCTCATCCGATATATGGGGTATGGCAAAACCTTCCAAGACTTCAAGTGTAACATTCACATTGGTGGCAAAGCTGGCCCTACAGGTTTCAAAGCAGCACTGAAGAAGCTGAGCCGTGAAGCACGCAACGTAATCACTGTCGAGAACGACGAGTTCAAGTGGGGAGTCGAAGCCAGCCTAGAGCTGGTTGACCACTGTGCCCTAGTCTTAGACATTCACCATCACTGGATCAGAACAGGCGAGTATATCGAGCCCTCTGACCCACGAGTTCTAAGGATGATGGAATCCTGGCGTGGCGTCCGCCCCGTCATTCACTACTCATTGAGCCGAGAAGAAGTAATCGGTGAGTACTGGGATTCTGACCTCCTGCCAGATCTAACTGAATTGGTGGGTACTCATGGATACACAAAAACCCAACTACGTGCTCATAGCGATTATTATTGGAATATGGCCAGTAATCGTTGGTGTTATCAGTTTAGCAACACACATGATATTATGCTGGAGTCGAAGATGAAGAACTTGGCAGCGGATAAATTCTGTCTTGAAGTTGGTCACTGAAGTCTCTATAATAGTATCTTTCGGGCCATAGTTCAACGGACAGAACAACGGCCTTCTAAGCCGTCAATCCAGGTTCGATTCCTGGTGGCTCGACCATAACGGAGTAACAAGTGCATTGGTATTGCAGGGTTTATGATGAAATAGGTGACTGGATAGCCTACTGTGTGTGGAACCCAACCGAATGGGGTGCTAGTAAAAAGCTGTCATTGTATGTTCAAGATGTAGAGGGATACAATCCCTCAGAAGTGGAAACCCAAATGTGGAACACGTTCCAACACGGCAACATCAACGACTATGAGGTACTGAGCTAATGGCAGGATATACAAAAGAGTTCTTGATCGACGCATTCATGAGCAGGTTTTTGGCCTGTTCCCTGATCACCATCGAACAACTCGTAGAACTAGAGTCCATGGCCAACCGTTTTTATGACGAAGTTGGTCGCGACAAATTCCGGGTCTACTGTAGCCTAGATGCCGACGCAATCAAGACTTACAAAACCACAATTTAACAACGGAAAGTGCTCCATTCGGGTGACTGTAAATCACTTGCCATAATAAGAATGGTGGCGGCAGTTAGGTTCGATTCCTTCACTTTCCACCAATCGCCCCGGTGACGGAATTGGCATACGTGTTGGTCTTAGAAACCAAATTTTAGGAGTTCGAGTCTCCTCTGGGGCACCATATTAAAGCACACTAAATCGAAAGTATCCTCAGAACAGAAGTGACTGTCTGGTGAGTATGCAGGTAGAGAGATGTAAAAAGAGCTCCGCTGGTCACGGTTATCTCAAGTGTGTTTCAATATGGTAAGAAGCCAGAACCAAACCATAGGATTGGTATAATAATAAAAACAAAGGAAATCTTATGTCAGACGAATTAGTATTGCGGCTAAACGTGCCGCTTATGCTAAGGCTGTTGGAATTTGCACGGGAAGACGCTAATACGGACCTTGACCTGCACTTTTTAACAGAGAACTTAGTAAAACACAGTGACCCAACCAGTTACCTGAGCATGAAAGACTATGACCAGCTGGTGGGGGTGTCATGAGCAAGTACAAACGAATGGAGATTGAACTCACTCCACAATTGATGAAAAAGCTGTTTGAGTTTGTCAAAGACCCTAAAATTACAGCAACTGATTTTGATTGGTTGGTCAATAACTTGGCCTGGATGAGCAAGGACACAGATCCACTCACAATCGAAGAATTTGAACACATAACAAAAAAACCCACGGTCGTTTGATCCTGGTCGGCAGCTAGGGCTTGCCGGCCTTAACTGCTGTTTATTAACCCACTTAAAATAATAAAAAAGGGGAATACAATGGCAGAAATTCTAAATCCAAGCGGTATGATGATGAGCGGTGGCGGCGACGGCCTATTTGGCGGTGGCGGCGGTGGCGGATTGATTGGTGGTCTAATTTTAGGCAGTCTACTCCGCAACAACGGTAATCTATTTGGCGGGAACGGTGATGGAGCAGGAGCAGTATTACGCTCACCTCCAGA